ATTATGGACTGGATGACCATTAACAATCCCATAGTATTGAGCTTTAGAATATGGTTCTCGATAGTTTGCCTGATTATAACTACTGTTAAGACTTGAATTATCTCTCAAATGCCCTGTTCGCTTTGGTACATAAACATTCATATCGGCATAAGCTTGATTACCATAGGCGTGTTGTGCCTTGGCAATTCTCAATGGCATATCTTTCAATCCATTATCGTTGATGTTAACTTCAATCGACATTACAACACCTCCAGTTCGTACGAATAAACCTCGTTGCTGTATGGATCTAAATTAGTAACGATATTGGTAATTGTTAGTTCATCACCATCAAAAACCACTTTAGAACCTATATGTGTACTTTTTAATTTAGGAACGTTGGTGCTTATTCCTGGATATAAAAAGGCGATTGCATTAGCCGTTATTTTTCGACTATTGTTATCGCCTGAATAGATGATTTGTGGTTGATAAATCATATTATCAATTTGGTAATCATCAAAATATGGTTTGTTGTACAAATCGGTTTTACCGTTTTTTAGTTTTAAAATGATGGACTGGTTACACAACCTGCGTGGCACTCTCGGTATCATCGGTAATCCACTCCTTTGTACAAAAGTCCCCAGTGAAACAATAAGGCCATAGCTTCGTTAGGTACGGCTGATTTACCGTAAGTAACAGAAGCAGTCCCTGAAGTATCTAAATGCGTCCGCCCAATCGATATGCTCTTAACATTCCCAGAGATTGCATTGTTAGAGCTTGATACACCCGTTTCAATCGCATAACAGATAATTAGGCCTAAAGCTTTCTTAAATGCCTTAGCTCGCATATTTAAGAGCTTTTTAGGACTAATTAAATCGCTTTGCAAGTCATACAATCCGTCTGCGTAAAAGTAATTGGTTACCATATCAATTTGGATTTCAGCTTTAGCAATAGCTTCATTGAAATTTTCCTCGGAAATATCAGAAATCCCCAAGGCTTTAAATTCATCATAAGTTAGATACAAGGAATCGCCCCCTAATCAGTGGCACTAGCTGTTGCTGTACTTGATGCATTGACGCCACCTTTTTTGCTTTTAGTTATTAAGATCTTTGGTGGCGTTACTATTTTGACGATGTTGATGCTGTTGCTGCTGCTTTATAAGATACGTAAACGCCATCTTTCTTTTGATCACGAACAAAAATATCATGATACAAACGGTTTTGGTAAAGATATCCGTCACCTTCTGTGTGTTGTCCAGGAGCGAACATGTAGATTGCATTTTCTTTAACAACTGGAATAACAGATGGTTTAGCAACAAATTCAAAGTTGATTGGTTTTGCATCTGTAGCAGGTTTGTAGCCGTCTGAGAAATCGTAATCGCTATAGAACCGGCTTTCGTCCCAAACTTCAATTAATTGAACACCATCAATCGAAGTCACACGTGATTCTAATGCTGTAATTCCGACATTTTGGTTAGTAATAGAACGTGAAAATTCCTTTGAGCGTTCAAGTAAATCCATAGTTTCACTAGATACAAAACCAACGATATTTTGTGGACCATACTTACGCAAAGGCAAGATGGCTGCTTTCAATCGGCTATAAACATTGTCTACTGTTAAAGTTTCGTCTGCTGTTTGTTTAGCTTCAACAGCCTTTTTACCTAAAGTAGAGAAACGGTAAGCGTCTAATTCTGGTTGAACATGGTCTTCAATGAATTCTTTTGAAATATTGGCAACTGCTAAATCTTGGTTAGTTTCGTCAACGTCTTGTGAATCAACGAAGAACTCGATATCACGGTCTTGTCCCATGGTGTAAACCTTTTTATCGTTTCCAACTGTACCAGAATTAAATCCTTTACCACGTGTGTGATTTTGTAATCCTGATGTTGAAATTGTAGTTAAGGTGAAAGACTTGCCTCCATTAACTAAATCTACTTCGGGAACTCCTAATACTGTAGTTAATAATCCTTGATTAATCTTTTGGTCGTAAATACCTTGATCTTTTGTAACATAATTAATTGCTTGTGCCATTATATATTCCTCCTATTTTCCTTTTAGTCCTAAAACTTCGGCTAACTTATTATCATTAGCTGGTGCTCCACCACTAGGATTACCTCCGGCGAATGGTTTAAGCTTGTCCGGTTCTTTTCCTTCAAACAAATATCCATCTGATTCTTTCAAACTATCCAGCTGGTCGTTCAATCCATGCATGCCTTCATCATCAAGCTTGATTGCATCATTATCCAATAATGCTTTTACGGCTTTAGGATTACGTGCGCCCGATTTAACTAATGCTAAATCAATCGCACTTTCCTTTCGCACTTTAGCTAGTTCATTAGTTGATTGTTCACTCACTTCGTCAAACTTGCCTTGCAATTCTTTTAATTGGTCTTGCAGTGCTTCGTTATCCTTTTGCGAATCTTTGAACTTAGCTAGCTCACTTTGATTACTGTCTAGTTGTCCCTTAAATGAATCGCGTTCTTGTTCTGCTGAAGTCAGCTTAGTACGCATATCATTTAGTTCAGCTGAATGTTTAGCCATGACACTGTTAACTTGTTCGTCAGATAATCCTAGTTCTTGTAAATCTTCTCGTCTCATACTCATAATTCCTTTCGTGTTTTTATCCGGAGTAACGGCTCCGAGCGAATTTTGGTATAAAAAATAAGCCTTTTAACGCCATGCTCAGGGCGAAATATTTACTTATATATCTTTTCTCTTGAATAGTCACGATATAAAAAGTCATTATCTTTTACTAAATCACGTAATCGCTTCTGATTACCAGCTACTAATCCTTTATAATGTTGAATCCCGTTGGAATCTTTTAGCTTTTCAGCAGCCACTAATAATTCTTTATATCTTCTAACATTGCGTTCATATCCACGTTGCTTTTGCTGAATTTCACCATTTTCTATAGCTTTCTCTGGATCATATTGAGGCTGGTTGTTAGTATTCCAACCTTTATGATATGGAAACAGTATATGACTACAGTTGATGCCTTGAGTTCCCCCTGGCTTCCCATAATCATGATTATAAATACTATCATACTCACTATCATAATTAGGATCGCTTTCAGGTACTAGGTTAACCACTTTACCTTGAATCGGAGCGCAAGCTGGACGTGATGAAGTATGACTACTCATCAAAGCCAACTTTGTGCCATAGTCTTCCATACGTTTTAAACGCAGATTATTAAAAGCTTGATGTGCAGACGTATTAACGACCGTCCGAGCATATGAATCAATTGGAATGTTACTTCCAGCTCGGTTAGTTAAGGTACTAGGCAGTCCAGCGTCTACCCACTTATAAATAGCACCATTAACTGCTTGTTCATGAGTTTTAAGCCCCGTAATTGTTTGCGCTGTGGCTTGATTGATAATATCACGGTAAACTTTACCTGTAGCATTATCACTCACGTTACGACTTAGCATTGTTGAATTGATATGTTTGTTGAATGAAGTGAATGCCGATTCTAAATATGAACTAATCATATCGGTTACTTCTTCCGAGACTGGCACTGTTTTATGAGTTTGTTTTTGTAGCGTGTTGTCTACCTCGCTAACAATTTGTTGACCATTTTCTTTAATTAAATGTTTAAGCTCCGCTTCAATACGTGGATTCTTACCCGATACTATTTTTATAGATTCATTAACCACATTATTAAGTTGGTTCAACTGCTGTTGTTGCCATTGCAATACATTGGAAGAATCAATTTCACCTAAGTTGTTGTCTTTCAACATATTGATGATTAAATTGAATATTTGACGCTCCAATTGTTCATATAAATCAGTGACTCGTTGAGCATCTTTACTCATAGAATCGGGTGTTATCATTCATCATCATCGCCCTTGCCAAAACCAGTGTTCTGTTCATAATCGCCCGTGATAGGTGGTTCAGGTTGTTCGTTATTAATTTGGTCAATCTCTTTTTGTGCATCATCAGTAGACATGCCATAATTACGCTCCAAGAACGTTTGTTTGGATAATACGCCAGCTGATAATGCTTTGAGGTCTTCTTCCATTTGCTTGTCTTTATCAACAAAGACGCCATCGTCAAAATGTACTTTAACGTCTGGCAATTTTGTTAAATCATAGGAATACAGAACATTTTCGCCGTTTAAGTCTCGGTTACTTGCCAGCTCTAAAATAGAAATAATCAACTCATCAATTGCCTTTTCTACCATTGTTAGGTAACTAGAGCGGGTTTGATAGGTCATAGAATTGTTAGATACTACTTCGGTGGCAGTCTTCAAACCATCTGATCCATAACTAAATGTACCAGTAGATAATCCGATTTGTGTTTCAAATTCAGTAATAAAATGGTTCAATGCATCCATGTATTCTGTACTCCTAATTGGAGATGTCATATCTTTTACACCGATGCTATTGTTACCGTCGGAATAGAAACCTTGATAAACATTTTGATCAGAATCAAATAGTGGGGGATGAACTTCATCATCTTCATCAATACTCGACCCCAACATGCTGGCATCTACAGCAATTCGACGTTGTCCTAATGCAATCTCCCAATAAAACTGGTCGTGGACTTTGTTAATTGTATCAATAATAGTTTTTGAATTATCTACAATGCCAGTGCCAAGTGGGCTTTCAATTGAAATGTTATTTGCTCCAGGTGTCTTAAAATAAACGAACAAAGGACGAACTAATCCATGCAAGATAACTTCGTCATCTAAATCCTTGTAAACGTCTAATGTGCTAAGTGGTACCTGTTGTCCGACCTCTTTTTCAATATCTGAACGGTATAGTTCGTTAGTAATGCGATAATCGCCTGTATTGCTATCCCATTCGTGGAATTCTAACAGGGTATAGTAAATTATTTTATCTTGTTCAATCTTTTGTGTTCGGCTAGTAATAACCGCATCACTAATATTATTCGTATTTGAATGCAACGGTATAAATTGATCAGCTCTAATCCAAGCAATCTTAATCTTGTTGCCATCTAAATACGGACGCATAGCAAATCCACCTAAGGCAGCACCTTTTTCCAGTGCTTCTTCAAACAGATTAAAGAAGTTATTATCTTCCAATACCTTATTAATAAAATCATTAGTTGATTGGTCGTTATCAATAGCAATATCGCATTTACTGTTGAATACAATTGACGCAATCCGCCTTGACGCCAGTTTAACCACATTGAGATACTCGAACTTACGTTTTCGATGTTTACCACGGCTGTTCATATATTCAACGTCTGGAAAATCTCCTGTAAAGTATTGAATATCTTTTTGAATTCGTTCGACTTCAGCAATCGGTAGTTCAATCCGTGGATCGTCAGTTATATTTACTAACGAGTTCCCCATTCCCATATTTAAGCCCCCTTTTTTAAAGAATTGTTTTATCTTTTTAATTAAATCCATATTTACCACCTCAAACCAAAGTCACGTTCATTGTCTAAACAAACATATTGGAAATTATCGCAAGTATGGTCATCTTCTTTGACAACTTTAGGGTCGTCGTTTTCTAACGTATCGCCGTCCCATTGATACTTTTGGTGTTCTGAAATAAAATACTTAACATTATTTTCTGTAGGCAAATAAAAGAACCTGCCCTGGGCAAGCAAGTTCTGAACACGATCAATCATATCGACCTTTTTTAATTTATTGACTGGATGCCAAGCAGTGCCATAATCAGCATAGTATTGATTACGCAAAGCACCTTCGGCTGAATCCATAGTCATTTTAACAATCTTGTTGCCGTATTTATCACGCATACGTTGAATAAAATGATGTAGGTTGTCTGATAATTCCTTAGGTGACTTCTTATTCGCTTTGCCTGCTGGAGAATAGTAATAAGTATCAAGCAATACTATCCGCTTCTTACGAGTTAATGCATAACATGAACAGGCAGTTGCCGATATTTCGTGTCCTGTATCGGCTGAAATGTACATACCAATAATGTAATCATCGTCTGGAATATCTTCAATCTGATTGAAAAGGTTCATGTTGTAGATGTTAGTGCCTAATCCAACTACTTCACCCAGATACAGCCAACGATAATAGTCGTAATCATTTTGTTTAAACCGCTCAATATCTGCTAGCGTTTGCTCACTATTAATGCCCAAGGTGTCATCTAAGTAGGTGGAGCTATCAATCAAATAGCGAGGATCTTGTCCGTTTTCAACACGTTTATTATTGTCCCCTTCAATTGCATCTATCCACTCGTTAATCCAATCATACGGGTTCTTAGGTGGGTTATATGAATAGAAGATTTTAACGTCTTTAGCTAACGGGTGTTTTTGTCGGACGAACGTTGGATTAGTTTGGTCAAAATCCTCAGCTGATTTGAAGTTTGCTGCTTCTTCATACCACATAGCAATTACATTACCAACAATATTAGACTTAAGCTTTAATGGATCATCAACACCATAAAAATAAAATGTTGAACCAGTTCTTTTATGTGTTATTCGTAAAGGGCTGGAGTAAAACTTAAACTCGTTATATACATCTAACATATTAAGGGCCCACGAGATTTGTTGATATACAGAGTCACGAAGATAGTTAGCAGCATTTCGTAAACAGATAACATTAGCCGTTTGGT